CGATTGACGTATTTGCGTCAGGTGCATTGTTAGTTTCAGCACCCCAACCAGCAGCAGTACCACTTAACGTTGGTAATTTCATATCTCCACTTAAACCATACATCCAAGTTGCTAAATTACCTAAAACAGTTTTGTTTTGTAAAGTAGCTGAGAAATCTCCTACTTCAGTAGCTATCATACCAGCCGCATTTGTAGTAGTTTGAGCAGCTCTCTTTTCTGTCATAGCAAATAAAGGAATACCAACACCAGTAATAGTGTTATTTCTTCTTGCCTCTTGGTCATACTCTTTTTCTACACCTGTAAGATTTCCACTTAAAAACTCATTAACAGCTTTTTGTACTGAATATCTTTTGTCTGCCTTTGGAGCAGATACTGAACCACCACTAACGCTAGCAGCTGTTCTTAATTCTGATTCTATTTTTTCAGCTCTTTTGATATCAACATCTAATTTGTCAATTTTAGAGATGAAAGAATCAACATTTTTAGCCTCGTTTTTAGTTAGTTCTCTTTTTTCTGATGTTGCTAAAGTATGTACATCTTCTAATTTTGAAACTAATTCTGAACGAGTTTCTTTTAATTCAAGACTCTTTTTCATTTTTATTTTCTTTTTAATATGTTAATTTTTAATCCTAATAAATTCATTCGATATTCGTATTCTCTTTCTTCACTCATTTTGTTTTTATCTTTGTATATCATTCTAGACCTTTTCGCTATACTTAAATCATTAGCATCAGGATAAGCAGGTATTGAAACAGGGCTTACATCATACAATCTAGCCACCTTTTCAATCGTTCTAACCTCTTTTCCCTTAACATTAGACCAGCTGTCTTCTTCAACTGTGAAAGCGAATGAGGATTGAGTTATATCGCCTCTCTCCATTGATACAAGTAAATCTCTACCAGCAGTTGTGTCAGGAACATCAAATGAATATCTGAGTCCTTTTTTATCTGTTGTTATTTTTAACGTACCACTTGAAGTTCTAGCTAATAAATAGTTAGGGTCATGATTGAAAAATGCTCTAACATCATCTCCTAAAACATTATCAAACGCTCCTGGTTTTATCATTTCTCTAAAACCCCCTAAATCTTCAGACATCATACCATACACAGCTGCATGACCTTCAACTATTTTTCTTTTCCCTTTTGTTTTAACTCTTGTTTCTATATTGAAAAATCTTTTTTCAGTCAGATCTGTTTTATCCCAAATTGATTTTTCTTCTTTTTCATCATCCTCATGACCCATTCTATCATCTTCATCCTCCTCATGTCCCATTCTTTCATCTTCCTCGTCCTCTTCATGACCCATTCTTTCGCTCATTATTTCATGAGCTTCTTCGTGGTCTTCAAAAGGCATATAATAGATTTCTCCGTCTATTTCATGTTCGTGACACATTGCTGGGTCAGCTCCCATTTCAGCCGCATAATCTTTTGCCTCTTCTTCAGTTTTGTATAAAGGTAATTCAAGTCCGTCAGTAATTAGAGTTCCAACTTTTTCTCTTTCCTCTTTTTCATCGTCATCTCCCATTGCTTCTTCCTCATCTTCTTCATGCATGTCTTTTTCCTCTTCATCATCATGCATTCCTTTTTCTTCCTCATCGTCTTTGTGACCCATTCTGTCGTCTTCTTCCTCTTCTTCTTCTATTTCCTCGTCTTCAACTACTTCCTCTTCATCTTCATCTTCAACCAATTCTTCTTCCTCTTCCACCACTTCGTCTTCTTCATTTTCCTCATGACTATCTCTTTTAGTAATATCAACAGCCAATTTGTTAAGCTCCTCTTCGGATAATTCATTTTTAGTTTTCATATTTTTTTCTTTTTCGTTTTCAATCTGATTTCTTTTCTTCTCACTCCATGAATGACCCGAATCTCCGCCCCAAAGTGCGTGTGCTATTCTAGCATTTGAGGGAAATCCTTCCTCTCCTGGTTTGAATCCCTCTGCACTTTTGTAAGTTTCATGTCTTTCAAAATAGGCAAACATTTTTTTTACTCTTTGTTCTGTTAACTGATTATTGATAATCATATTAG